ATGAAGGTCTTAATTCTATTAAAACGTAAAAGTTCATCTGCTAATTTTGCGAAATACATCTTTTCGTTATCCAATTTGTTTATGAGATTCTTCTTCGGAATCATCATATTTATGTTCTCGTTTGTTGTATCATCAATAATACAATAGGTTTTATCTTTATCCTTGTCAGTTTTATAACAACTGGTCACATTATTTATATCATTAATTAGGGCATCATCAAATTCGGTAAATGAAAAATAGTTATTAGTCATTGTTCTCAATAATTTAATTATACCTCTCAATTTAGTATTGTGGCGTTGATCGGATTCAATAATCTTTTCAATTTCACTTCTTCTTCCTCTATTATTGTGTTCGCTTAACATTATTCTGATTGTGTTACGAAATATCTTGTAAAATCCGGTTTCAAGATTTATCTTTTTTATGTAATCAATCCTTTCTATATCTACATTACTCTCGTTGCTAATCATTGTGTCTATATCGTTAAAATTATTGCTTGTAATTGTCTTTTCTATTCCCTTATTATCCTCGGGAGCAATCTCTTCGGGATTAACAGGGACAAATTGATTTGTTTCGGTGATGACTCCAACAACTTTTCCGTCTTCCTCTACTTTAATCATTGGTTTACTTAATATTTTCTCATTATTCTGTTTTATTGATAATAAGAAATCTATAGTATCACTGTAAGAGACGCCAGTAATAGAATTAATCCATATATATACGACTTCATCGTCGTTAACGCCATCGCCTAATCCTACCATTGGCGCAGAAGGATAGCAAGGTAATATTCCTCCTTTTCCATTTTTTTCAACCTTAATTGCTATTACCTTTCCGTCGTAATTAAATATCTGTGCCTTTACAGTATAGTCCTCCTCTTTAACATATCTTATTAGTTGAGGTAACGCAATATTTCGCTTGAACGTATATACGTTTGGTTTACTATTAAGTCCACCACATTTGCTATATGCTTCTTGGATAGTATCTAATGTTCTTTTAATATCGTTGAACTTATTTATGTTAATCATAGTAAATGGTTTATTATCAGTTTCCTTATTACTTTCGTCGTATTTCATTTCACATATTAATTCAAAGTATACGTTGTCGTTTTTATTTTTCCCTTCAGATTTTCTAATTAACATTATTGTATTTTTGTTAACGTCAAAAAAATCGTCGGAATAACTATTAGAAGGACACATAACGTCAACCTTATCAGTCATATCATCATTGGGAATATCTAGAATTATCATATTCAATCCACCAACAAACAAACCATTCTTTTGGCAAATAAAATCCCATAAATATGTGTGATCTATTGTAACTGTTGGGTTTTGTAAAAATTTAATAAAATTTCCATATGCGCTAACGACATTTTTAAAAAACGTTATTTGTTTTGGGTCACCCGAATTTAATTTTTTGTATATATTTGATTGTTTCAGTTTGTCTAAGTCATCCACATTACTATCTGCGTTAGCTTGTGCAAATATATTAATAAGATTCCCATTCTGTAGACCAACAAATACATCATAGTCAATACTATTTATCATTATATTCTTCATCTCCTCAATGCTTGGCGAATTATCAACTCCTCCAACATTACTATTTCCGTATACTTTAGCTATGCAAGAAATAAATGATTGTGAATTGTTAGCTTCAACACCTAGTCTCAAAATACATGGATGATTCTGTTTTAAATTCATATTTGTATCGCTAACGTAACATTTTTTATTGCTGGTGTTTAAAAACCTTTCTATAGACAGTGGTAAATATCCAAACCGATTATTATCTATAGGAAATTTATCCGGACCTTTGAAATAATAATTAGTTTCATTCGCGGTTTTAACTTTCGTCTTCTTCGTTTTTGGTTTTAATTTTAATTTTAATTTTGATGGTTTAATAGCAGGCACATCAACATCTTCGTCGGGTTCGTCAGGAGATATATTATTTTGGTTTGGCTTCACATTAGTAACTGGGTCTTGCACATTGCTGACATTTTGATTAGTTTCAATATCGTTGTTACATATTTTTCTTCGTTCTAATTGAGCATTGCTTATTTTCGGTCCTCCGAAACAACAAGGAGCACATATACCGTTAGTTTTTTTTAGAAAACCCGGATATTGTTGTTTATATGCATTTGATACTGGGTCAATTTGTTTATCAGATTTAAATTCAAATATCGTCTCTCCTGGAGATATTTTATTTGCTTTTAACGGAATGATACCTCCATATTCACCCGATTCTGCATTTTCTGATGTAAGACTGGTATTGTCCTTTAAACTCCAATAACGCGGACAAATATACCAATGTTTTTTATCAGGATTACTTCCATATTGTAAAGCCTCGCCATAAGAACCGGGTTGCTCTCTGTCTATTTTATCTTTTTCTGCGTCTGTTAATATTACTGGTTGCCTTCTGTGGACGGATGGACATGACCTTGAATATGAATTAATATTTCCTTCACCCTTAACCATAAAGAGATTCTTATCGCGCGCCTTCAATCTATCGGCAAAATAGTCACGCAATTTCACTTTTTCTAAGTCGATATCATATCCCTGAGTTTTATCGGCGCCTCCAGAAACTTGCCCCTGCGTGTCATCTTCATCGCTTTCTTCATCGCTTTCTTCATCGCTTTCTTCACCGCTTTCTTCATCACCGAACGCTCCTTGATCGCCATCATCCTCCTCTTCTTCTAGTTGGATGGCCCCATCTTTAATATTAGTTTTTATATTGATTTGCTCTGCCTCGCTTATCAAATCAGTTGTTGTATCGGGTTCTATATCGGGTTCGCTGGTATTTTCAATATTCTTACAACCACTAATTAAATCAGGATTTTGGGTTATTTTGATAAATGCATCAAGATATATTCCTACTGTTTCCAAATAATTATAATTATTAATTCCGTAAACGTCTATAGATATATTATTAGCATTGTCCTTTGTTATCAGAATCTTTAATCCTGGATTAATTTTAATTTTTAACTTAGTATTATCACTCTCATTTTGTTCAAAGTCAATATTTTGATAAACGTCGGCGAATTTTGCTATCGCATCTTTTTTCGTGAGGTTGAAATTAGAAATTAGATTTTCAATGATAATATCATGATTTAACCCTTTATTATGTAAATCTATAATTAGGGCTTCTTCGGCCAACATCTCAGTATAATTATCAACGCGCTTATATCTCATCTCTATTCCTTTTGAAATGTTGAAATTTGACGCAATAAATACACCAGATATACACTTATTAAGAGTTTCTACATTTAATCTTCTAGTAACGGGCAACTCCAAATGATAGTCAATATTGTTTACCTCAATATTTGTCTCGTCTATAGAGTTAAAATTGTTCATATTATAGCCACCTTGTGAAATGTAGCCCTTAACCTTATCAATAATATTATTTATTGGCCCTTTGATAGTTGTGTCTATATCTACAACGTCAATGAATCCGTCTATTTTAATATTAATATCACCATTTGAAATAAACTGGCATATTAGCGTGCGGCGTTCGCCATTATATTCATATTTGACATGAACACTAACCGATTTAGACTTTCCTATTTCCTTCATATTTTTGAATATTTCTTGTTTTGATAATGTGGGGATTTTTTTCCCGTTTGTAGCGGTATATGCAGTATGAAGACGATACATCTTCTCCTGCGACTTCCCCGGGTTGTATTTTGTAAGCGCCACATCCTCGGTAGTATTGATCAGTTTAAATACGACATCCAATGGTAAATTAAATGGAGCGAATGGATGTATAATGAAATCTAACGAAGTGATACCCTTTTTATCATATTTCGTGATAGCTGATTTTTTGGAAGTATGAACGTCGTTCATAAGATTTATATTGTATTCTGTTACCATAAATCTGTCTGAAATTATATTTTTACTTGCGAATAGGAGCGATTCTTTATTTGTTTCAAGTATTTTCATAGAAGTAATGTTATTATCGTATAATTTTGGGTAGTATATCTTAATACAGCTTTCCTCCGATAAATTTTTGGCATTAGTATAATCAATAACGTCTTCGGTCGTACACATGTAAATAATGTCGTTCTCAAATTCACCAAAGTTCATTAAAATATGATTGTTAGTCGTTGTGGTCATATTTTCCTGGCTATCGTCTAATAACCGCCCCACCTCAGTAATATCATATGGATTCACAAAATACGGATAATTTGTATCCTTTACTACGATTTTTTGATCTATTGATTTATTTGTAGTATATTTTTCATCAGTTAATTTAAGATTTATGATATCATCATAATCATATGTCTCCTTGATACCAATTGTGTCTATTAGTTCTGGACGGTTGATATTGTGTAAAAACTGTTCCATATGTAGCTTTAATAAATCAATCGAACCATTCTGTGTCAAATTCTCATATATCTTTTCGGGATAATGTTGAATACTCAGCTTAACAAATAGATACATCTCAACAAAAGAAAATGTTTTTCCACCTGTAGCATAGAGCATTTTAGTTTTTATATTCTCAATAGTATCGTCTAAATGTATTTTCATATCAACGAAGACGACATTTATATCTTTGTTTGTTATTTCATCTAATAAATTTTCTGCAAATATATCCTTGAATAATATATCATTATTATCTGCCTCAAAACGCTCTTTTAATTTTTCTGAATCGTATTCAACGCCCTCTATTTTGCTACCATAAAATACATATAATGTTTCTATTTCATTGTTTTTAAGATGAGCTACTTTATATATTTGAGTCATATATATATAAAAATATACTACATTATTTTATATATGAATTACAAAATAATAGCAGCATTGTGTCAAGACCGTGGAATCGGCAAAGACGGGACTTTACCTTGGAAAATAACTGAGGATATGAATTTCTTTTCTAAACTTACCAAAGGTAATGGTAAAAATGCTGTTATAATGGGTAAAAAAACGTGGGATAGTTTTAAAGGAAGGTCCTTAATTGAAAGAGACAACCTTGTTATATCTTCTACTCTTTCATTAAATAAAACAAATAAGATTAATGATAGTATACTTAGTTTTAAAAATATTAAAGAGGTTGATGAATATTGCAAAACACAAAATTATGATGATGTTTGGGTAATCGGTGGTGAAACCATTTATAAACAATTTATTGATAATAATCTCGCAAAGGAATGTATTATAACATACATAAATAATAAATATGAATGTGATACTTTCTTCCCAGTTCTTGATGATAAGGTATGGAAACTTATTAGTAAGATTACATTAGAGACTACAAATGATTTTGGGGTTGAAATTTGGACACTTAAAAAAAAATAAAATTATACATACATACTATTTAATCCTTTGGTTTCTTAATAATTTCTATATATTCATTGGGATTGTTGTTTTCAATAATGTAGCGAAACGAATCAAATAGCGTGATGTCTTCTTTAATATACGTGAGACCAAGAGTATCTAGTAATGTTTTATAAACGAATGTTTTTATTTTAATCAAAGTATCGCGGTCATATTGGTCTCCTTTTGTTTTTGGAGCCATTCTATTAATTCCTGTCATATCCTTTTCTTTTACTAGGATATTATATAGAAACCATAGCGACCAAGTATGACAGAAGATATTTTGTGCGATATAATTATGTTCTGATTCGGATACTCCACCAGCAGTCTCAAATGTTTTTTTGTTTACAATTATTTTATCAGGATTGAATGTTGCAATTAGAATATTATAGGTCTCCATAGAGTCGTAATCTTCGTCAATCGCAGAATCAAAATACATTAGAGTGCCATTATCGTAAATATACGAGACATAATGATCTTGGTTTGCGTCGGGTTCATCGTCGTTTGGGATGGGAACACCTATTAGACCACATATTTTGTTAGCCGATAAATTTTTGGGAAGTTTTTTCCTGTATAGTGGAATTACATATGATACAATATCATTAATATCCTTGAGGTCAATCACGTCAACATCGTAGTAATCTGCGAGGATTTGGTTAGTATATGTCTTTCCTTTTTTAACCTCGTAGTCCATACGATTCTCGTGAAAATAGCAATACGAAACAACAGATATATTGTCAATATCTTCTAGAAGTTTTGTCATATGGTTTGTCATACTAGTGCTATTAAGAATATCAGCATAAAGCTGAGAAGCAAGGAGAATTGGATGACAAGTTTTAATATCTTCGTCCATTTTAT